ATCTTGCTTACCTCAATTCATTGCAGGCTATTCAGCGTATCACGGACGACAAAGGTTCGGCTGGCATCGGCTTTACCTCATTGAAATACTACGGCGCAGGCAAGTCTGTGGACGTTGTTCTCGATGGCGGTAAAAACGGTCAGATCCCATCAAATACGATGTATTTCATCAATTCTGACTATCTGTTCTATCGCCCACATGCGGCGCGGAACTTTAAGGTCGTTGGTGGTGATCGCGCAAACGTCAACCAGGACGCGATTGTTCGCATCATGGCTTGGGCCGGTAATCTCACGATTGCCAATCCTTCACTTCAAGCCGTCCTCTGGCAATAAGGAGATAGGATAATGGCAATTGCATTAATTCAATATGAGGCAATCGGCTCGCGCACATACGCGCCCGAAGGCCCGCTTGATCTAACAGGCAAGGTGGGGCCGCTTCCATCTTTCCGTCCAGGTGAGGTTGTCGGCGGTGACGCTGGCGCTGAGTTTGTTTACGCTTACTTTACGCCTACCTCTGGTTTGACTTTGAACCAGGGTGACGTTCTCAGTGTAGACAACACGGGGCAGGCTTACCAGCTTACGACGTCTGCCAGTATTCGCGGAAACTACGTCGGCACGTTCTTCTTGAACGGTCGTTATGGCGATCCTGGCTCTGCATCCAACGGCGGCAACATCTGGTCATACACGTTCCCATCAGCGGGCGTTTATGGCATTTGGGTTCAGCGCGCTGGCTTCTCGCTTGTCAACTTTGCTTCGTCATCGGTCGTTGCTGGCCTTGGCGAAACAACGTCAACTGCAAGCCAGGTAAAATCGCCATCGTCTGCAACGACATCGTCAAAGGCTCTACAGGGTCTTTACTTTGGCGCGACAACCGGCACGTTTACCGCTAACACGACTTCTGGCTCTAACAGCATTTCGTCTGTTTCATCTAACCAGGGTCTTGAGATCGGTATGGGCGTATCTGGCACTGGTATTCCTGCCGGCGCTTATATTGCTGCGATTAATGGCTCGACCATTACGCTTGGCAACGTGGTGTCTGGTGGTTCTGCTAATGCTACTGCTACCGGCACAGGCGTAACAATTACCTGGACGACTTGCTCGTTTACGGCAAATACAACGAACGGTTCGCCAACATTGACGAACATTTCAAACGTATCTGGCGTTTATCCAAACCAGGCAATCAGCGGCACTGGCGTTTCTGGCACCATTGTTTCAATTAACGGTGTTCCTGGCGCTTATACCATTACCCTTTCGGCTAATGCGACCGCTACGGGAACGTCAGTCACCATGACCACATCGCAATACACGATTGGTGCGCTTTGGTGGCCTATCGTTGATAAAACTAACTAATAGCTGACTATTAAACTCAAAGAGGGGGGCATTTTGCTCCCCTTTTTTTATGGGCTTTTCAACGGCCAAAGGTGAAATATGGACGATTATCTTGGTGGTGTAGGTGATCCATTTGCAACGGTTAGCGGTGGATTTGGTGGTATTAATTATTCTGAAATGAATAAGGGCGTTCAGCCAATATTCTTTGTTGAGCCTGTTGCTGATGCCAAAGCGTCAGAGGAAGCAGGCGTTCCTAAGTTTCGTGAGGAAGAGCGGGTTCGACTGATTGTTGCAGGCGACATGTTTAACGTCGCGGTCCATCCTGTCGATAGCTCGATTAAAGAGCGTTTTCCAGTTCAGTATGAGGCTTGGAAAGCTAAAAAAACAGAAAAGCATATTGACGGGACGCCGCTAAAACAATGGCCGCTTTTAAGCCCTGTTCAAATCGCTGAATTTGAAGCTGCTGGCATATTTTCGGTCGAGGGTCTGCAAAATATCGCTGATGCGAATATTAATCGCATAGCTGATGGTCGTATCTGGCGCGAGAAAGCTAAAGCATGGCTAGCGCAAGCCAAAGACGGCGCGCTGGCTACAAAGTTAGCGGCAGAAAATGAACGCCTCAGAGAGCAATTAGAAGCGCTTGCAAAGCGTGTTGATGAAATAGATCGGGAAGCGCCAAAGCGTAGCCCAGGTCGTCCAGCAAAGGCTGATTGATGAGTTTACTTACTCTTGTCCAAGGAGCAGCGTTAAGGTGCAGCTTTGGAACGACGCCCGCACAGGCTTATACCTCTACAGATCAGAGCGTATTGCAAATGGTGGCGTTTGCCCAGGATACGGGCAGAGAGTTATTAGAGCGATATGATTGGAATAATCTCAAAAATCAGTGTTTAATTACAGGTGACGGCGCAACAACCCTTTGGAATTTGCCTTCTGATTGGATGCGTCTTTGCCCTTCAGACAAATCACCAATGGGCGCGTTAATTAGTTTAGCGCGTCCTACTATCCCCTTGATTGGCCCCGTCAATGATGAGTGGCTTAATCAAATGAAGGCGCTGCCTGCCTATCCTGCTTTTCCAGTATGGCGCATTGTCAATGGTGAGTTGGAAATTTGGCCTGCGCTAGCTTCTGGCGAAGTGGTGCAATTCTGGTATTTCACAAAAGCGTGGATTTATCAGACGACGACAGGCAGTTATATCACGGCATGGTCTGCTGATACTGATACGTCTCAAATTGACGAAGATATTATTATGAAAGGCGCTATTTGGCGATGGAAACGCGCCAAGGGCCTCGATTACGCTGAAGAATTTCGTGCTTATGAATTATCCGTTGATCGCAATGCTGGTCAGCAAAATAACGAGCGCATTGTCTCGACGAGCGATTACACGGTTAATCCAGATAACTTTTGGCCTGGTCAAATGAGTTATACGCCGCCATGAGGCTAGAGCCTTTCCGCGATAAAGCCGCTGGCAGTAAAAACCGTATAGCTCAAACAGCGCAATTACCGGCTCCGACAAAGGGCTGGTATGTTGGCGCGAATATGGCTGAAGCTCCCGAGGGAACGGCATATCTATTACAGAATGTCTTTCCTCAACTGGACTACATTCGTGTTAGGCGCGGCTCTCAGGCTTGGGCGGTTGGTATGCCGTCTAACGTCGTTAATACGCTTATGCCTTGGCAGAATGCCGCTAGTTCTAAGATGTTCGCGGTGTGTGGCGGCAATATCTATGATGTGTCCAGCATAGGCACTGTTCCTGCCGCAATGGTGACTGGCTTATCGTCTAGCGCCTATATGCAGTTTGTGCAGTTTCAAGGATTATCCGGCAGCTATTTGGTTGCTGTTAATGGCGCTAATACACCACAAATATTTGATGGAACTGGCTGGAATAGAACATTTTCGATTACAGGAAATACGCATACCAGCACGACGATTGATAGCTTATCAAGCACAACAAATATTTATGTAGGGCAGTATATAACTGGCTCAGGCATACCAGCGGGAACAACAATTACAGCCGTTGGCCCTGGTTCTCAAGTAACGATTTCTAACGCGACAACAACAACATTAACTGGAACGGCTCTGACTGTTTATCAGTCTCCAGTAATTACCGCGACTAGCCCTATTACGGGTGTGACGCCTCTATTCTCAAATGTGAATATATTTAAAAATAGAATGTATTTTGTTGAGAAAAACAGTCTTAATGTTTGGTATTTAGCAGTTAATGCGATCGGCGGCGCTGCGACGGTCTTTCCGATGCAAGGCGTTTTTAGATATGGTGGTTATATTGTAGCGACTGCCTCATGGTCGATTGATAGCACAAGCGGTATTTACGAGGCGTTTGTAGCGATTTCGTCTGAGGGCGAGGTCGTTATGTATGACGGCTCTGATCCGTCAGTTTGGACATTAAAAGGCACTTATAAGATTTCCCGTCCATTGGGAGCTCGATGCTTTGCCAAAGCAGGCGGCGACTTAATGATTATGACGGAAGACGGTATTGTTCCGATGTCTAAGGTTCAGACATTGGATCAAATTGCTTTGCAAAACGTAGCGATTACGCAGCCAATTGCTCCGGCATGGCGCTCGGCTGTTTTGGCTCGAACAGGATTAACTGGGTGGCAAATACAGCTTTGGCCGCTTGAAAGCATGGGTATTATCAATTTACCAAAACAAACAAGTCAAGATAATACGCAGTTTATTGTCAATGCGCGAACAGGCGCATGGTCGCAATATGTTGGTTGGGATGCGAATTGCTTTGCTGTCTATAATAACGGGCTATATTACGGAACATCTGACGGTCGCGTGATGCAAGGTGAGGTTGGCGCTGCTGATAGTGCAGATAGCCTGTCAACATCTACGTCGCCAGGAAATAACTATACGTCCATTATATTCCATTCGTTTAATAGCTTAAATGATAGCGTGTCGCATAAGCAAATGCGTATGTGCCATCCTTATATTGCGTCGAATTTTTCACAGCAATTACAGGTAACAGCTAACGTAGATTTTGATATTACGATCCCTAACGCGCCATCTTCGATCGTTCCTGTGTCATCTGTATCGAATTGGGATAGCGCTGTTTGGGACACAAACCCTTGGCCTAACCAGCTTGCGACGCAAAACTATTGGCAGACGGTAACGAATTTTGGGACAGTGTTTGCTCCCATTATTCAAGTTACGTTGTCATCTTCTACGGTAACGCCTGACATACGCCATATGCGCACTGATATTTTGTTTGAAGAGGGCGAGATTATTGCTTAACGCTTCCCGCTTAGATGCAAAAGCAAAAGAATATCTTGATAAAGCTCTTAATATTAATTTGTCTCATCCATTTTGCGGTTACGTTATAACAAATAAGCTAGGCGATATTGTCGGGGCTTTCGTCTTTAACGGATTTACCGGCGATAATGTTGAATTGACGATTGCTTGTCAGGAGAGGGTTACGATAGCGATAGCAAGGTTTATCGCATTGCTGGCTTTTTTTGATCTGAAATGCAATCGCATAACGGCAAGAACAAGGGCTAGCAATCAGCGCGCAATAAGAGCGATGTTAGCTGTAGGATTTAAATTCGAGGGTGTCGCTAGAGAATATTTTAGCGGCGAAGATGCAATTATGTTTGGCATGTTAGCCAAAGAGCAGAAATTGGTGAAACGCAAATGAACAGCCCGCAAGCCCCAAATCCAATGACCTCGATGCTGATGTCGAGCGCGTTGAATAATCAGCAGCAGCAGGCAAATACTCAGGCGGCGCAACAAACGCAAAAAATGAATATGGTTAATCAGTCAACACCATATGGCTAATTAACTTATACGGCTGACCCTAATGCTCCTGGAGGCTATTCTGCTAATCAATCTTTGTCTGCGCCATTGCAGGGCATATTAAACAGCAATGAAGGTAATACTCAGGCTATTTCAAGCGGCGTAGGTCAGTTTTTGAATAATAATATGCCAGGTATGACGAATCCATTAGATTTAAGCTATGGCGCAAATGCAAATCGTATTGCTCAAATTGATAGCCAGACGCTTGATCCTCAGTGGAAGCAAAACCAAAATGATTTTGATCAATCTATGGCTGATAGAGGCGTTGTTCCTGGCTCGGTAGCGTATGATAACGCTAGCCGTGATTTTAATACATCCAAAAACAATGCTTATAATAATATGTTTCTTAATGCTTATAACACGGCGAATAATGCCGCTACGACGCAATATAACGCGCCATTTAGCGCTTTGGGTTCGCTTAACGGTCAGACCTCAGTAAATGCTCCCGTTCAATCAATCGGTCTATCACAGACGCCTACAGCAAGCGTCCAGCCTGTCGATACAACTGGCAATTATAACAGCGTTTATGGACAGCAAAACCAGGCATATCAAAACCAGTTAGCAAGCAATAACGCTGCTATGGGTGGCTTGTTTGGTCTTGGAGGAAGCCTACTAGGAGGCGCATTAGGCGCTGCTGGAGGGCCAGCAGGTATGTCTCTTGGTGCATCATTAGGTGGCGCTGCTGCAAAGGGTTTAGCAGGAGCGGCTGGTTATTCTGGCCCATTTCCGTCTCATTATTAAATAATAGGTTTAATAAATGGTTTTTGCACCAACCCTTCAAGAAGATCCATCAGCAAGCTATTTGACTGATGACGCTATTAAGCGCAAGCGGGCTTTAGCTGATGCGCTTGTTCAGCAAGGCTCGGATACGTCTGCAATTCGCTCTCCTTGGCAAGGTGTCGCTCGGTTAGCGCAAGGTCTTATGGGCGGCATACATCAGGGCATGGCTGACAAGGCCGAGCAAGATAATAATGATTATAACACGGCTCTGATGGGTAAAGTATTCGGAACGCCTCGGTTAGCTCCTGAGACGGGTAGCGGGCCTACTGGCGGCGTTTCTTCTGGCTCCGCAAGCAATACTGAATTAGCTCCTAATATTAAGACGGCTATTCTTACTGCGGCTGAAAAGTATGGCGTCCCGCCTCAAGTAGCATTAGCAATGGCTACGCAAGAAACCTCAAACAATCCTAACGCTCCTCATGGTGGGTTGTTCCAGATTACTAAGGGAACTGCCGCTAACCCTGGTTATGGCGTAGCGCCGGTTGATTATAATTCTTTGAGCGATCCGGCTGTAAATTCCGATTTCGCTATGCGTTATCTGACGGCTAGAAATAAGGGGATTAATTGGAATGATCCTAATGCAGTCAATACCGCACTTGCTTCTTACAATGGTGGGGGCGATCCTAATTATGTGCAGCATGTCCGTCGCCATATGCCGCAACAAGACGGTGCGCCTGTCCAAGTTGCGAGTAACAGCCCGTCGCAAGCGTTTCTATTAAGCCGCGAAGCTCGGAAGCAAGAAGAAGCTCCGCAAGCGGCTCCTACACAGTTAGCGCAAGCTCAACCCTCAAGAGCGCAGCAAATCCTAGAGGCTATGTCTGACCCTCGGATTACGCCTCAGAATAGGCAGATATTAACTCAACTATACACTGACGCGGTTAAGAATGAGGAACGCTATGCCGCGCCTTATATGGACGACTACGGCAATCTTGTTCAGAAAGATCCAAGCGGTAAAATTAACGTATTACATGCTTCGCCGGAAGAGCGGGACACAAGAACGCCAGAGCAAAAGAATTATGAATATCTAAAAGTTAATCCAGAGGCAAAAGAATATTTTGAGCAAACAAAACAATTTAAGCCAGGGCGTCATGTTGTTGGTGGTGCTTTAATTGACGATAATGGCAATGAAATTTATAAAGCCAAGGGTGTAGGGCCTAGCCTTACGCCGGCCG